GATACATCATGTAAAGATAAGACTGATCCTGCTTCTCCTCTTCCTTGAATAGAAGTAACTCTCGCTCTAGCTCCGTGTAAAACAGAGGCAGCTCCAGTAGTTTTATTTACAGTTTTTTGATCTGAATCCATATTTTCTCCTTAAATTAAAATGTGGGGCCGAAGCCCCACACTAATTAATTATTACGCTGCAAATGCAAATGCACCAGTAGTAGCGTCTGCTGCGCCACCCATTCTAGATGCGATATGCCATGTTCCTTTTTCATAACAAATAAAAGCGATCATGCTTCCAGTTGTGAATAAGTTTGTAGCTGCGTTTGCTGGTGTGAAAACTAATTGAGTTTCACCTGCTGCTGAAGTATCAAAAGTCACCTCACTTGAACCTCTTGATTCAATCACTGAACCAGTTGCCCAAACATCAGAACCTGCTGCATCAAAAGTTAATGTAGCTGTTCCACCAGTTGTGTCTTTTGATTGTGCATAAACTACAATAGTTCCTTGCGTTGCCGCAGGTAATGTACAAGCAGCTGCTGCTGCACCTGTGTAGTTTATTACAGAAATAGTGTCTGCCGCTAGTGTTAAACTAGATGCTGTTGCTACATCTGATACCGATAAACCAGTTAAGTCAGGCATACCTGAACTCATTCTAGTTGTGATTGCTCCCGTAGTAGCGTTTTTAGTTGCTACTTGGAAACCTTTTTCCGAACGTACCGGTCCGTTAAACGTTGTTGAAG